GGTAACCGCACAACGTAAAGAAGCAACGGATGAGTTACCTAATGTTATTTCATTCGAAACAGTTGAGCTGCTTTCCATAGCAGAATATCCTACGTTTGTTATGTTGCTTCCTGTACTATTGCCACCTGTGGAAGCTCCAATGTTAGTTCTATAAAAACCGTTAACATTTACATCATCAGCTTGGTAACCAATAGCGGTGTTGTGAGGATTAAATAATTGGTTCATAGACTTCATAGCTTCAAATCCAATCGCTACATTTCGACCTTCGCTTGTAGAGGCTTTCAAAGCCCCTGCGCCAATAGCTACGTTTTTTTCTCCATCAGTTTGTACAAGCAGTGCCTCGTGTCCTATTGCTACATTATCAGAACCTGTTGTCATAACATATCCTGCTTGATAACCAACAGCTACGTTATTTGATTTAGAACCAAACGCACCACCCATTGCATCATTGCCAATCATTACGTTGTTCGAACTTGTACTATCAGCGTATTGTCCTGCTGCGTTTCCTATAGCAGTGTTATTAGAGTTTTCAACATATCTTAAAGCGTTAGCACCTACACCTGTATTTGATGTACCGCTACCGCTTCGACTACCACCTGAAAAAGAACCTAAAAAAGTATTATTGCCACCTGTTTGAGATTTACCTGCTTGATACCCAAGCATAGTTCTAAATCCTCCTGTACTGTTAGAGTACCCTGCTTGGTAACCTATATTTGTATTACTTGCACCTGAAGTTTGTGTGTAACCTGCTTCGTAGCCTATTGATATGTGGCTTTGACTTGTATTATTTCGACCAGATTTATAACCCACATATATGCCCTGCCTGCCAGTTGCGGAATACCCAGCACCAGAGCCTATTGCAGTTGAATATTGTTGCGTTGAACTTCCAGAATTTAAAGCATCTGTACCAATAGCGGTGTTATGCCCTTCACTTGCTGTCAATAATTTTAAAGAATTTCTACCAACAGAAGTATTGTAGTTTGCAGTAGTTAAACTATTTAAAGAACTATATCCTAGACCAGTATTGTAATAAGCACTTGTTGTTAAACTAGCTGGTACATTACCAATAAACATTGAGCCTTGACCAGATGTTGTAGTATCACAATCACTTAATCCATCTAAATTTGATGCACCTCCACCACCTAAATTATCAGGTGCTATCCTAACGTTGTCAGTACCATCGTAACCTACAACGAAGTCTACGTTTGCACTATCTGTTTTGAGCGTAAACTCACTAAATTTTTTATTTGCCATTTTTTTATTCTTCTATAATTATATTGTCTCCATTTTCAGCTATTAGGAAATCTCCGTTTTCTGCTGTAACTCTGTTAAGGGTTTCTGCAATACTTTGGTAAATACTTCCCCAAGTGCTACTTACGTAACCCCAGTACGTTGTTTCGTATATCTTTCCGAACGCCATTTATATATTTTTTTAGTTTTACTATGTTTTCTTTTTTTGGTTTATACCTTATAACACCCATCCTTCAAAGCTTGCATTTTTATCCGGATAAACATCCGAATTATTATTAGTATAATACTCTGGAAATAAAGCTTGATTATTATTCATATATGAAATAAATCTATCAGTATAGTACTGAGCTAAATTCCTTGACTTTTCAATTAAAAAATCAACTTCATTTTTATCTACATTACTTGCATTTTCTGCACTATGTTTAAACAACCCTTTGTTAGCAATACTATAACTTGCAAAAGGTAAATATTCTACCATAGCCCAATGAATTACCATTGGTTTTACATAAGTTTCTACAAGCGTCAAATAATCACCAGTTAAAGTATCGTTAATAATATCTTGACTAATCTTATTAAATAAATCACTACCAAGATAGTTTTGTATATGTATATCTTGAGCTACTTTAATAAACTGAATAAATTTATCAGTATCAACGTTACCATTAATAGCTGTATATTTTACTAAATCATTACGGGTTATAAATAGTGCTTGTGCCATTATCCTTTATAATTTGGGTGATGTCCATTATTCGGCATGTCTTTAGGTGCTTTACGAGCGTCCTTATAGCCCCTTGGTGTAGGTTTATATGTCTTAGGAATATCATCAACTTCTTTATAGTTTCTAATATCCTTTTTCATTGTTTTAGATTTTAATCTATATAATACCTCTTCCCAAACATGGCCGCATTGAGGTCCTCCTTTATATCTAAATAAATCATAGGGTTTTCCTTTATGTCCAAAAGATCTATTTACGCCAGCATTACTTGCTTTATCAATATCTTCTATTCTATAAACTATACTACGACCAGTACGGCTCATCATAATTCTACAAAATTGTCTTGAGTTACCGGAGCTATATTTAACCGCGTATCTATATCTTACTTTATATAATGATTTATCTAAATAACTAAAACCACTTTTCTTAGAGTCAATTGATTTTTTTTCTAAGTTTTCTTGCTTAGAGTCTATTAAGTTACTTGCCCAGTCTTCTATGCTTTCGTTATCATCTTTAAATTCTCTTGAGTCTACAGCTTCCCATCTATTAGATACTTTTTCTCCTCTTAATTCGTCTAAAAGAATATCAAAATCCTCGTCAGATAAATCTTCTTTAGACATTTTAACTCCAGTTTCCTCTTCGCGCTGCTCCTCGTTTACAATATCTTCAGTATCTGTAAACTCTAATGGTTGTATTGTCTTAAAATATAAATTTAAAGAAATATCATTTACTGCTAAAATAGCATCAAAGCATTCAGTTAATAATTGTTGGTATGGTTTTATTACAATATTGTCAAATAATAAAGTAGCTGTTTTAATCTCTTCAGCATTATTACCAAGTCCAGAGTTTCCATCTTTTACGCCAATAAGTAAAGGCGATGTAATTCTATGTGATATAATTAGTTTTTTAACACATTCGTTAGATAAATACTCATAGTGTTGTGGTGCGTCATTTAATGGTATATCATCTACAGTTGTTTTAGACTCTGTATTGTTATTAAATGCAACAATCACTTTTTCTCCTCTAGAGCCAGTAAGCTTGCCAAGTACATCATCTTTTACTTGCATTTGCTTTTCTCTATCCGGTACCCCGTTATTAAAGTTTACTACTTTAGTTCCAGAAAATCCACATTGTACTTCGTTGATTAAATAGTCAGCAACTTCCTCTTCTAGTTCAGCGTAAGCTAATCCACCTTGATAATCTACAGGGGCATAATAATCAAAGCCAGATACATATCTTTTAATAATTTTTATCTCAGACTCTTTACCGTTACCAAATCCGAATGCTGGTATTCTTTTAGGGCTTTCTGATGGCTTTAATTTCGACCAGTCATAGTGATAATAGTAAGCCTCGATTTGACCGTCCTCGTTGCACTTTTCAGCTCTTAGTGTTTGTCTAGGAAAATGCTCAGCTTTTAATACTTTACCATTTTTATAAATAATCTGCATTGAGCCTTCGCCTAATAGCTTAAGGTCTTGTACAGTTTTATGTACACAACTATTAGAAAATATAGAACGCATTTGAGCATACTCGTCTGGTTTTTTAGATGAGTTAGTTGCATCTAAGCCTTTACCGTATATCATGTTTACAACACCATTTATAACAGCGTTGTTTGTTGCCGAGCCTGTATATCTATCTATGATGTATTGATAATAGTTATTATCTTCACCATAATTTACCCAGTCTTTATTTTTATTTTCTTTTATCTCTGGTCTATTATAACCTGATAAATTCAAAATATGCAAATTGTTCATATAACTATAAATTCATTATCACTAGAGTGTTCTGTATATGTATTATAATTTACACTAAAGTCATTTATTGTTTGGTCGGTACAAAATACTTTATCTTTAAAAATAATATTACTTCCTTCTTTTACTTCTAAAGTATAAAAAGAGCTTTCTTGTAATGTTATTTCAAAATCGCAAGGCATATTATAATAATATCTATTTTGGCTTATTGATGTAGTATCAGAATAACTTGTGCCAGTTGTTTCACTAGTTAAAATAGCAGTAACTGTACTAGCATTTTTTCTAGGTATTAAATTAAATGTCTTTGTCCCGTTTGTTCCAATTGTCAACATATATATATAATAAAAAAAAGCTTGTTTTGTTATTTGTGTAAAATAAAAAAAGGGGCAAAAAGCCCCTTTAAATATAAGTAAAAAAGAAAGATTAAAAATCAGAACCAGATGTAATTGTAATTGTAGTAGTTCCAACAGACATAGTTGAGCCGTCGTTACTATCTACGTTTACAAAGTTAGCTGGTGTAGCTTCTTGAGCTTCAAAGGTAAGTGTATAGCCGCTCATGTCTCCCATAGCCGCTCCAGTTACCATAGTCCCTCCGGTCAGTTCCGCTCCGTGCTCACGACCTACTAAAAAATAGTTGTCATTGTAGTCACGTACGATAATCTGTGGACGTCCATAAGCTAATAATTTAATCTCTTTATTATCTGCTGCAGAAAGCTTTTTCAAGCTTAAGTTTAAAGTTTGAGTAAAGAAAGATGTACCTGTATCTCTAGAGCTATTAACCGCTCCTTCAAATGATGATGTTCCTCTTAAGTCATACTTAAAAACTGTAGCAGTACTAGAATCGAAGTTTTCAATAGAGTCATCAGCTGATTCAAGCGTAGATGCATCTAAGTCTCCGAAATTTGTAGAAAAATAAACCTCTTTAAGTCCTCCTATCGAGTCTTTGCAAGGTTCTACTCTTCCTTTAGTTAGTGGGCATGCCATAATTTTTAAATTTTAAATAAAAAAGGTAGGCAGGAAATACCTTACCTACCCTTTTCTATGTTAGACTATTTATTAAGCTAGAGTTTGTAGTACAAGGTCTGCTCCGATGCCGTATTGGACACCTGCAGTATATCGCATTACTACTCGAACATTTTGTGAACCATCTAGGTCAGCCATATCGATGACTTTAACTTCATTTTGGTCAGACAATAACCCGGTGCCAAAGTAAATGTTAGAAGCTTCTCCAGCTACAATGTGGTCAGCAGGCATACCTGGTGCATGTTGGATTTTAATACCTTCAAAAGAAAGTGCATTACCCATATTGTACCATTGTTGTCCTTTAGCATCTGTACCAGCAGCACCTTGTCCTCCTGAAGCAAAACCGCCAAGAGCACGAACGTAAGCTTGTAAAGCTACAGTTGGAAGATAGATTGTTAAATCTTCTTTGCCATATACAGCAGAAGGAATAGAATCCACTACGTTTCCAAGTAGAGTTACAATGTTAGAAGATGTGTAAGATGTTTCAGCTCCATTTGCAGCATCGTTTACATCTCCGTCAGCAGCCATAAGAACTGTAAGACCATCGAATTCACCAGCAGTTGCGTTAACACCAGCCCAAATTGTTTGCTCTGTTTTTTCAGCTACTTTAGCAGCAACGTGACCAATTAAAAAGTCAGCAAAAGATGGAGGTAGGTTGTCAAATGCAGAATATCCCATTTCAACCGCTTCCCAATCGCTTCTGAAGTCTTTTTTGCAAAGCTGCAGGTTAACTTGGAATTCCTCTGGTTGAAGGATACGCTCTGTTAGTGTAAGTGTAGATGTAGGGTCAAAATCACAAGTACCATCTTTTACGATAGCATCTGTAGAAATTTTCTTTACTACTTCTTTAAATTTAACGTTTGGTTTGATGGTGATTGCACCTTCAGCCAAAGTTTTACCGCTTAAAAGAGCAGCAGAGATATATTTACCTGCAAACTCCCCAGCGTAGGTAGTTGTAATAGATGTGGTTGTTGCCATTATTTATTATTTATTTATGTTATTAAATACTCTATCTAATGTAGAGTGGGGTCGTTTTTGTGAAAACAGTTGTAGATTTTTTTCTACTTTGCTTTCTGGTGAATGATTAACTCTCTGAACTGGCTCTTCACTTAGTTCAGTTTTTTCTTGAGCAGCAAGTTCCTCGGTAAACGCGTTACCAATTTCGTCAGCACTCATTTCCTCTTTTGGTTCAATCATTGATTTTATTTCTTCAATCATTGAAACAACTTCGGCTAATTCTTCTTTAGTGACATATTCTGCCTCTACTTTTTCTTCTTCTTCCGCTTCAACTTCTTCTTCAGCAGCTTCTTCTGCTTCAGCTTCAGCAGACTTAATTTCAGCAATAATACCTTCTTCGGTTACTACTAAAACATTTCCGTCTTCGAGTTCGTATTCGCCAACTGGCAAAGCTACTCGTTCGTCTTCAGTTACAATAAATACTTCCGCACCAGCTTCAAAAGCTTCTGCTTCTATAATTGTTCCATTTTCAAGGGTCATTTGAGCAAGCTCAACTTTTTCCGCTTCAACTTCCATTCCTAGAAGTTCTTTTACTTGGTTTAACATATCATTTGCTTTCATTATATTTTTAACTTAATTGCTTTGCCTTCAATTCTGCCTCTTGTGCAAGTTTCATAATTTCTTCCCTGTATTCTTCAAGTGCACTATAAGTCATTTCTGCGTTTTTATACTCGTTTGTTTTGGTAACATCAACTCCAAGCTCTCTACCATTTCTTACAAACTCATTCATAATCTGAACCAACGGAGCGCTCATACCAATACCTCTATTG